GGCCTCAAGAGACCCGCCGCTCTTTAACAGTCAGGAATCTTCGCGGATCGATCCCCGGAAACGGGCATAGCGCGAAACACAAACTTCGATCCCCATGCAGGCTCTGGAACCTGCCGGACTCCCTATATGGGAGGACGCCAAACCATGCAAGCCAGCCGGCGAAGAACACCGAACACGAAATGTGTGACGCCGGACAGGTGGGGAAACCGCGGCGCCGAGTATGGGGCGGAGAGCAACACGGAAATTTTCACTGATGCACCTGGTGACGGGTGCATTGGGAAAACAACCGGAGGCGAGAAGATGCGACCAGTAATGACGATGAAGGCGCTCCATGACGAGCGCGGGCGCCGGACGGGGATCGAAGATGCTGCCGAAGGCAAGTTTCACGGCTGGGGCGTTGAGTACGAAGAGTTCGAAAGCGGCCCGGGCAACTTCAGCGTAGCGATCGTCGAAATGGCGGACGGCACGATCCAGACCCTGATGCCCTGGGCGATTCGCTTTCTCGATAGCGACAAAGCGAAATCCGATGCGCTCGAGTATTCGCTCAGGCACCCGGTTATCGGCTGAACAACCAGCGCCACGACAGCCCGTCGTTAACTGCCCGATCCTCTCTATGAGAGCGCATCGGGGTGTGATCTGAGGCCAAGCCTCGGGCGGCGGATGTGCCAACAGGCAGTCTTCAGGTCTGCCCCATCCGCTCAATGCCGGTTGAGCCCCGGACAGATCACACCCCGATGCGGACGCCAACCCAGCAGACGCTGGACACCTGCATCATCGCAACAAGCAGATGAATGCCCGGGCTGACGGGCAAGTGTAAGACCTGAGGGATCGCGGGAATCGTGGCCGGTAGAGTGAGTAAGCGCCCAGATGGCCACGGCGAGTCCAAGAATAAGCGGCTGAAACCTTCGCCCCGGTGAAACTCCGGTGTCACTAAGACCGCTAATAGTCATGCCGGGATCAGCTCCGGCCATCTGCACCCACCCTTCCCCGATACCACCCGAATGCACTCCCCTCCGCGCCCAACGGCAACCAGCGGAGCGGATGAGTGCATCCGAGTTTTGTCGGATCAACCAAACACTGGAGGTCGTCATGCACAACTGCACCGACACGCAAGCAGTTTGCCGAGGTTGCGGGCTGAAGCTGCGCGGCTCGCCATCGTGGAAAGGCGGCCTCGCCTATCACCCCGAGCCGAAAGGTGAGATCCACCGCTGCCATTACGGCGGCTGGGTTTGCTCGCGTCGCTGCGACATTCGCGCCTGCGTCGAGCTGGAAGGAACCATGCCTGGCTGCGGCGGCGTGAACAGTTACCAGCGGCTGTCCATTTACGCAAAACAGAGCATTGAGCGCCATTGGCCGGAGGTCGCATGAACGCAGCACTGAAGATTTGTCAGGCCATGTACGACGCGCAATTGCCTCCGGTGGTGAGTGAGCCGGACGATCAGCGCGAATGGCTGGAAAGCGCCGCCGAACAACTGGTGTGCGGCTCGGATGTGGAATGGAAGCGCCGGTTTGGCCCGGTGCGGAAGGTGACCTCAGCGGAGTACGCCGAACACCTGCAGCACCACCTGAATCAGCGGCAGATCGACGGGCTGGATGATCGTGACTCGTTCGCCAACCTGGTGCTGGCCGTCGTGGTTGGTAGCCCAACCGAGGCGCTGACACACGCCAAGCACCTGCTGGGCAGCAACAGCCCGGTCACGCAGCTTGAGGCGATCGCCGCCAACTTCCTCCGCCCTCACGCCGCCGATGCTGTTGCTGCTGAGCGTGAAGCTGCCGAAGACGACGTGTTATGAGCAACCAAGTAGCACTGGCCCGGCTGGGCCTTGAAATCGCGAAGATGCGCAAATCCTGCACTCCGGTACCGGATCGCACCTTCGTAATGGGCATGATCGAAATGGCGGAGTTCGCCCAGATCATCGATACCCGCACCGCCAATCGTTACCGCGATGCGCTGGACGCCAAGTTCGTCGAGCGAAACGCGCATCTGAAAGGAGTTTCGGCATGACAACCCCTCTGGTGAAAACGCTGGTCGATGAACAGCTCGACGATATCGAGCGGCGCATCGCGATCCTTGGCTTCGGCCTGCCCTTCAATGAAGTAATCGGCCGCAAGCGCGAGGATCTGGTCGACAGCCTCCCGCAGCGACTGTCTGTGACCATGAAAGGCGGACGTATCGCCGTGAGGGCTCGGCCATGAATCTCGTCTACTGGATTCTCGTCGTGGTTCTGGTGGTCGGCGCAGGCACCCTCAAGCTCGTCAATAGCGAGCCTGGCACCTGCCAAGTTCCAAAATCGACCACCTACAAGGTGTTCCAGTGACCAGCCGCCAGTGGGCGCGCCGCCTGATCATCTGGCGCGGTGCATTCTCTTCCCTCGGCGTTTTCACCTTCCTGATGCTGCTCAGCGCCCTCGCCGACCGCATCACTCAATAAACCAAGCATTCAATCGCTGCGCTGGGCGCGGCAAGGATTCCCCATGTCCGCACAACAGCAAATGATCAAGATCGACGACATCAGCGCCGAGAACGCGCCAGCCATTTACGTTGCCGGTGGCCTTGGCCAGTTCTTCGAGGCTGTGCAGGCGGAAGTCACCGCCGAAGTGCCAGATCTGACAACTCGCAAGGGTCGCGAGCGCATCGCCTCCTTGGCCGCCAAGGTCAGCAAGTCGAAGACCGCCGTCGAAAAGCCCGGTCGAGACTACCTGAAGCGCCTGAAGGAAATGCCGAAGGTGGTGGAGGCCGAGCTGCGCGACTTCGTCAACAAGATGGACGCGCTGCGCGATGCCACTCGCCAGCCGCTGACAGACTGGGAGCAGAAAGAGCTGGCCCGGACAGATGCGCACGTCGACGCCATCCAGCGCATCAAGGACCTGGCCATCTTCGAAGAGGCGCCAACATCCGGTCACCTCGCCAGTGTCATTGCCGATCTCGAACTGCTCGAAATCGGGGACAGCTGGGAAGAGTTCTTGGCAGAAGCTGCCCAGGTGAAAGATCAGACGCTGATCAAACTGCGCGGCCTGCACGCCGAGCGAGCGCGGTACGAAGCCGAACAGGCTGAACTGATCCGATTGCGCGCCGAAGCCGAAGCACAGGCCCAACGGGATCGTGATGCACAAATCGCCCGGGAAGCTGAAGAGCGTGCCCTCCGCGAAGCTGAGCAACGCGCCCAGGCTGAACGTGACGCCGCAGCCCGCCGCGAGCAGGAGTTGATTGATCAGGCCGCTGCCGCACAGCGTGCCGCCGAGCAAGCTGCCCGTGAAGCAGAAGCTCAGGCCGAACGTCAGCGCCTCCAGCTTGAGCAACAGGCTGAGCAGGCTCGACTGGCAGCGGAGCAGGCAGAAGCGAATCGCATCGCCGCCGAACAACGCGCTGAGGAGGAGCGCCAAGCCGCAGCAAAACGCGCCGAACAGGCCGCAGAGCAAGCGCGTGCCGACGAGCGCCGCCGAGCCGATGCAGCGGCTGCCGAAATCCTCCGCCAACAGGAAGCCCGCGAGCAGGACGAGGCTCACCGCAGGGCAATCAACCGCGCCGCACTCGAGGCGTTTATCGCCGGCGGCATGCCTGAAGAATGCGCGAAGCAAGCCATCAAGTTAATCGTGCAGCGTCAGATCCCCGCCATTTCAATCAGCTACTGAGGTCGCTATGTCTACCGAAATCATCATGCCGGAGCAGCGCCGGCAAGCCGTCGTGCCGATCTCGACGGACAACAGCATCATGGCGGTCATCAGTCGCGCCGCCGCCGACCCGACCTGCGATATCGAAAAGATGGAGCGCCTTCTCGCCATGCATGAGCGCATGCAGGCCAAGACCGCCGAGCAGGAATTCAACGCGGCCATGGCCGAGATGCAGTGCAACATCCCGACCGTGTTCGAGGGTGCGGTGAATCTGCACACCGGCAACTCTTATGCCACGCTCGATCACATCACACACACGCTGAAGCCAATCATGCAAGAGCACGGCTTCGCCATCACCTTCAAGGTTGAAACCGAAGACAAGGTGATCAAGGTCACGGGCATCCTCATGCATCGCGGTGGCCACCGCGAACAAACCACCATGACTTTGCCGGTCGATATCGGCAAGGGCCGAAACGAAGTTCAGGCGGTCGGTTCGTCCACCACGTACGGCAAACGCTACGTGATGTGCGCGCTGCTCAACATCACCACCGGCGAAGCCCGCGACGATGACGGGCAATCAGCCGATGGCTCAGATACGGACGACATGCGCGCCCAGGTCGTCGCCGACATCCTTGAGCGTGTCAGGCAAACCACAACGCCGGAAGAACTGAAAGACGTCTGGCAGGCGAGCCTGAAAGTTCTGCAAGCGTCAGGCGACACCAACGGGTATTCCACCGTGAAGACCGCCGTCACCGTCCATAAAGCCAAACTGGAGGCGCCTCAATGATCGTCCTCAACTGCACTCAAGGCTCCGCTGAATGGCTGCAAGGCCGCGCCGGGGTCATCACCGCCAGCATGTTCAGCACCGCCCGCTCCAAGGTGAACGGGCTTACCACCCAGCAGCGGAGGTATGTCGACGCGATCTTGGCCGGCCATAGCGAAAGCAAGGCCCGCGACCTGGCTGGCTACAAGGCTGGGCCGAAGGCCGAAGTCGTGCAGCGCGCGCTCGATGGCGAGAAAGTCGGAGAGCCGTCCAACGCTGCACTCACCTACGCCTTCGAACTCGCCGTTGAGCGGATCGGCGGCGCGCCGCTGGATGGCGGGTTCGAAACCTGGCAGATGCGCCGAGGGCATGAGCTGGAGCCCGAAGCCCGAATGGAACACGAAATTCAGACGGGCCTGATCGTTACGCAGGTCGGCCTGGTGAAAACTGACGACGGCGTGTTCGGCGCCAGTGCAGACGGGTTCATCGGCGACGATGGCGGCTCGGAGTACAAATGTTTCCTTTCGCCTGACAAGCTTCGCGCGTTCCACATCGACAACGATGCCAGCGAAGTCATCGACCAGGTACAAGGTTGCATGTGGATCACCGGCCGCAAGTGGTGGCACATCGGGATGTACTGCCCTCTCCTGAAACCTGTTGGCCGCCAGCTCTGGCTACAAGAGTTCAAGCGCGACGACGACTACATCGAGCAACTCGAAGAAGACCTCTGGCAGTTCAAGCTGCTGGTGGACGGATACGAGGCGAAACTGCGGAGCAAGGCAGCATGATCAGCAACCACCTCAACCTCGTCGAGCAGCACCGACCAGATGCCGAGGCGATCTCTGAACGAATCGCCCAGTACCTGGCCGCTGGCGGGCGGATCGATCAACTGAAAAGCCCGCCACGCAATCCTCTGCCGCCGCCCCGTTCCAACAAAATAGACCCTGAAACGGTCCTCAAGCGGCGCCCGAAGCCGATATCGGCGGCCGATCGCAAGGCGCTGCGCAAGATGGCGGACTCGCTATGAAGTCGAAACGCAAACCCAACAACGGTTTCGCCCGGGCCGAACGCAGTTGCCGGGCGCTGCTGCGCACCAACCACGTCGCGGTGGTGAACATCGACCCCAGCGGCAGCCAGATCATGGCGAACTGGAAGAGCTGCCGGCAGATCCGCAGTCTGGCGATCGCCAACGCGATATTCGACTTCTCCTACCGCTGGACGATCTACATCGGCGCCATGTGCCGCGATGAGCGCGGCGCCGAGTACATCAAGTCAATTGAGATCTCGCCCGAGGGCATCTACAAGGTCGAGCGCCTGACCGATGCCATCGAGCATTACTACCTGGAGCTGCGCAACAGCGCGAACCCGAACCATCTGGTGGCGTCAGGCTGGATCGCGATTCCCGACGCGGTTTCGATGGATGAAGCCCAAGCCGCGAAGCTGTTCTACGCCGCCGGCGCCTGGCATCAGGTGCAGGTCGCAGCGTGAAACGAACCATCAACCGGGCGGCCACGCGCCGCCGACAGACCTGGCTGGACTTGCCGGCCAGCGGAATTGAAGAGGTAGGCCATGGCCGAAGAACAGGAACTGACGGTGGAAGAACCCCAGCCGACAGCGGAAGCCATCAAGCAGCGCAGGAAGCGCGAGAAGGCAGCAGCGAAGGACGCTGCATTGGGCGTCGAGAAGTTTACGGTTGAAGTGGCCGGCGTGTTCAAGCCAGACCTCAAGCGAGTTATGGCAGCCCACGGCTTCAACAACCAGCAGGAGGTGTATCAAAACCTGCTGCGCAACCTGATCGCCGCTGACTTCGAAACCCAGGCCCAGATGCTCAAGTGTGTCACGACACCTTTTGTAGTAACTGAAAAGGTGTCGCGCATCATTCAGGCCGCCGGCATGAAGTCGCTCGCAGACGATCCGCCAGAGCCTGATGACGAAATAGTCAGCCCTTCATTGGCTGCCACTCTGGATGGTTCTTCTGAATGACCTCTACTGCTTCTTCGTAGAACTGGCTTCCAACAGCCTCCTCTAGTGGGACTTTCTTTTCCCCTGCACTGTGGTTGAGCTTGTAGTCCACGTTGTCCCACTCGCGAACCCAAAATGCTTTGCCGGTTTCCGGTTCGTACTCAGCGTAATACCAGGATTCATTCCGACCGCCCACACCATGCTCACCGATTGGGTAACGCATTTCCTTGCCTCCTGATCCGGCCCCATGCCGGGCCGAACACAAATACCCCACTTCTACGAATCACGCCAGCCGGCGAGGAGCTATTCGGGGAGGTTCTCAAGCGCCCTAACGAAGGGAATATCAATCGTCCATAGATCTTCTTCCTTGCCGGTTGATAGAGCGATCTTTTCGTGATTGCTACAAATATACCGAACACGGTCTTCAGTGAGGTTGGTATGGCTTGCGATCGTTCTGGTCGAGCGAAACTTCCAGCCATGTCTAGGCCCAGCCTGCTCGACCATCCAATCGTAAATTCGCTTTGAATCTCGGCGGTCCCTGTAATGACCGTGCCAGTTTTGGACCCCATAGAGCGTCAATCCGGCAGCCGCACCTCCGAAAGACGTTGAAATGATGTCACTCCACAGCTGATACATAGCTCTCCCTCCACACGTTTGAACGCCAAATATACCGGCGAGGATCCCCTATGTCCGCACAACAGAAGAAACACCCCTTCGATTTCAAAACTCAATACGGACTCGGCTTCAGCACTCAGGACGATGAGATCGTTGTCGACTTCTTCTGCGGTGGCGGCGGTGCCGGTACCGGGCTGGAGATGGGACTGGGCCGTGCGGTGAACGTGGCGAAGAACCATAGCGCCGCAGCGATCAGCATGCACACCGTCAACCACCCGGGCGCCGTGCACTACACCACCGACGTGTTCGACGGCGATCCGGACACCGAGTGCGGCGGCAAGGCCGTTGGCTGGTTTCACATGTCGCCGGACTGCACTCACCACAGCCAGGCCGCCGGCGGACAGCCGCGCAAGCGCGAGATCAGGAACCTGTCGTGGATCGGCCTGAAGTGGGCCGGCAAGAAGAAACCGCGCGTCATCAGCCTGGAGAACGTGAAACAGATCCTACAGTGGGGGCCGCTGATCGCCAAGCGTGACAAGGCAACCGGGCGGGTCGTTACCCTTGACCTGGTGCCGCACCCCACCAAGCCCAAGAGCAAGGTCAACCGGGTAGCCGATCTGGGCGAACAGGTGCCAGTCTCGAATCAGTTCCTGGTGCCAGACCCGAAGCGTCGTGGCACGACCTGGCGCCGGTTCGTTCAACTGCTGGAAGGTCTGGGCTATTCCGTTGAGTGGCGGGTGCTCAAGGCCTGCGACTACGGCGCGCCAACCAGCCGGGAGCGCCTGTTCATGATCGCCCGCTGCGACGGTCAGCCGATTGTCTGGCCTGAGCCGACCCACGCGAAGAACCCGGCCAAGGGTCAGAAGAAGTGGCGCACCGCCGCCGAGTGCATCGACTGGACGGTGCCAACGAAAAGCATTTTCGGGCGGCCGACTCCACTGGCAGACGCCACCCTGCGCCGGATCGCCAAGGGCATGAAGAAGTTCGTAATCGACGCGGCTGACCCTTTCATCGTGCCGATCGCAAACTGGTCAGGGGAAAGCGTGCAGTCAGCGAACGAGCCGCTGCGCACCGTGACGTCCTGGCCGCGCGGTGGTTCGTTTGCCATGGCCAGCCCGATCATTGCGCCAGCCACGCATCAGGGCAGCGACCGCATCAACGATCCACACGCCCCGCTGCCGACAGTCACCTGTGCGAATCGCGGCGAGTTGACGCTGATCAGTCCGGTGCTGGTCGGTGCCGGCGGCCCAGAGTACAGCGGCAAGCCAGCGACAGCAGATCAGCCGGCCGGCACGCTGATGACTCAAAACCACCGTGCGCTCGCCGCGGCTCACCTGGTCAAGTTCCGTTTTGCGGACGAAGGCAAGGCGCTCGACGAGCCGCTACCGACAATCACCAGCGGCGGCAACTACCAGCGCCCGGCCGGCGCAGCCCATGCCATGGGGATCTCGACAGTGTTCATGGCGCAGATGAATGGCGGGTTCAACACCACGGACGCCAAAAGCATCGAAGACCCGATGACCACGGTGACCAACACCGGCAGCCAGCAGCAGCTGGTGACCGCGAACCTGGTGCACCTGCGCGGCAACTGCGATGCGCGGGACACCGCCGATCCGCTGCACACCATCAGCGCCGGCGGCACTCACCACGGGCTGGTCACAGCTTTCATGGAGCGTCAGTTCGGCGCCAGCGTTGGCCAGGGCGTGGATGAACCGGCGCCGACCATCACCGCAGGCGGTGGTGGCAAGAGTTCGCTGGTAGAGCTGCAGCTCTCGCCGGAAGTTGAAGCCGGTGCGCTGCGGGTAGCGGCATTCTTGATCAGCTACTACGGCACTGAGAACATGAGCGCCGCCGACTCGCCAGCGCCAACCATCACCACCAAGGATCGGCTTGGCCTGGTCACCGTCACCATCAAGGGCACGCCGTACGTGATCGTCGATATCTGCCTGCGGATGCTGCAACCGGCCGAGCTGTACAAGGCTCAGGGCTTCCCTGCCGACTACATCATCAGCCACGGCGCCGACGGCAAGCCGTTCACCAAGACCCAGCAGGTTCACATGTGCGGCAACAGCGTCAGCCCGCCGCCGATGGCAGCTCTGGCACGGGCCAACGACCCGTGGCGCGTTGTCGAGCAGCAGGCCGCAGCAGCGTAGTCACAGCCACGGCAACGCCGACAGCCAATCCGCCAACCGCATCAGCATCTGGCTGAGCAGTTCGATGAGTACTTGATACATCACTTCAGCGATGAGTCGCTTCATTCGGTAGAACTCCGGCTTGTTTGATAGCCAGATCATTCCGTCACGACTCCTGCACCAGCAATAAAACGCTGGAATTCCTACTTATCCACCGCCCGGGCATGCCCCGGCATAGGACGCCCCATGCTCACAGAAACCCTCCGCACCATCGTGACCGAATCGCTGATCGGGATGATTGCATCCGTCACTCGGCTGGTTCCCCCTGCGAACGAGCCGCCCCCGGACTTTATTCAGGCCCCCATTGATCGTGCGGTTGACCGGATCAAGGCCGTGGTTGCTCCCGGCGTCACCCTCGCTGCCGCCCGCGCCAACCGCCTGTACCTGGCCGGGCCGATGACCGGCTTCGAAGACTTCAACTTCCCCGCCTTCAACAAGATGTCCGCCGAGCTGCGCGCCCGGGGCTATGTCGTCGAGAACCCCGCCGAGCATGGCGTCGTCGAGGGTGCCGACTGGGCCGACTACATGTCCTACGACCTGACCCGCCTCGGCCTGTGCGGCCAGGTGGCGGTGCTGCCCGGCTGGGAAAACTCGAAAGGCGCCCGGCTCGAAGTACACATTGCCCGCGAGCTCGGCATGAAGGTCGTGAATGCCCATGATCTGGTATCGATGGAGATTGCAGGATGAGCGAAATCACCAGAGGCGTGATCAGCATGCCACTTGAGATGGCGATGGAGAGCAAGCTATCGCGCCGACAGTTCCACAGCATTGCGCAGGACTTGCTTCGTGACTTCGACCGCGTCACCGCCGAGCGTGACGCCCTGCAGGAGCGACTGAACGCAGCGGATCAGCGGATTGATGAGCTGGAGCGCGACAAGCACCGTCTGGACGCACTGGAATCGAATTGCTGGGATGTCCGCTTTGACAGCAGTCCCAACGGAGACGCCGGCGATAGCAGCATCAAAATCGAGGTCGTCGGCCATTGGATGGATCAGCCGCTCGAACGCGTCATCGGTGAGAACTACAGCGAGAACCTTCGCGCAGCGATTGACCAGGCAATGGCGGCGCCGGCGTATCCGCCAGCAAGACCTGAATACCCTGAGCCTGAACCCGACGCTGACGCCGACTGGCACATGAACCCGTGCAAGCAAGGTCACCGTGATGTCGGCGCTTCAGGCGGTGTGGCGGCGTGCAACCAGTGCGACGAGAAGATCGAAGCCGCGACCACGCAGGAAGCCTTCGAGCGCTGGAACGCAACTCACCCAGTAGTTCAACCGATCCCCGATCAATTGCGTGACGCCACGAACATGATCGATGCGCTCCAGCCCGAGCGGATCAAGGGCATGATCGAAACGGTTGGTGGTGAGCATGCCGTCATGATTGACCCAGAGAACGGACACTACGGCTGGACATTCAAGAAGCATCCCGATGGTCAGTGGGTATCCGGCCGCAAGGCAACTGAAAGGGAAATGATTGCTGCCCGTTCCCACGCCCAGATCACAAACCAGCTCTAACTCCCTCCCCCCTTCAAAGTCAGCCGCTATAGCGGCAAGGACGAAAAATGCCTATCGAGAAAATCGAAAAGGAGGCTGACCTCTGCGCGCTGTTCATCCAGGAGTTCAACGAACTACCCGGCTGGACGTGCTACCCCGAGGCGGCCGGATTCGACGTGCTGGTCGTGCACGAAGACGGTCGGCAGATCGGCGTCGAAGCGAAGCTGCAGCTGAACGCCAAAGTAGCCGACCAGATTCTGCCCTGCCGCGGCGACGACCTTTATGGGCGCGCCGGGCCAGATTACCGACTGGTGATCGTGAGCAAAATCACCGATGCCAGCAAAGGCATCGTGAAGATGCTGGAACATCTTGGCGTCAGAGTGCTGGTGCCGAGACAGAGCTGGACCCGGCAAGGCAACTGCATGACCTTCAGCCTCGACCACTCTCTGCTCGAGGTAAGCGGCCACAAGCCCTTCTACGACTGGTACATGTTCGACTGGAATCCGCCAGAGCGCTGCCAGGTGCCAGTGCTGGTGACGAACCTGCCCGCCGGCGTGCCCGCGCCCGTGCGCCTGACGCCGTGGAAAGAGTCAGCACTGAAGGTTCTTGCCCAGCTTCGGCGCCAAGGCTTCATCACCGCCAAACAGATCGCCAGCCACGGCATCGGCGTCACCGCGTGGACACAGGCACCGGGAAGCAAACCGGCATGGCTGGCAAAGGGCGCAGTGCGCGGGACATGGATCGAGACTGAACACATGCCTGCTTTCGACAAGCAGCACCCGGACGTCTACGCCTTGGCCGTCGAAACCCTGGCCGCCACAGCGCCAACTGAACTGGAGTTATCGCAATGATCTTCGCCCCGCTCTACATGGCCTACCTGATCTACAGGGGGCCGTGGCGATGAACAGACAAGTCACTGAGCAGGATTTCCGCAGGCCAGAGTTTCGGAATGAGAAAGTCGAGGACTACGAATTCCGTGACGACGGCGCGCTGGTTCGCAAGGATCGCTGGACTACTGGCATGCAAATTATCAGTAGCCTGATGGGTAACCGCGGAGGTTTCGAAATTGCCGATGTGGTTGAGCAGGTGCGCCAGCTGAAGGGTAACTGGTGCCCACCAGACCCAGACGAAGATCCCGGGCTGGAGCGCATCGACATCCGCCTCTCTTGTGGGAGTGTCTTGACTGGCTGCGAGCGGGTCGGGCCTTTCGCCTACCATTGGCCGTTCGGCGCCATCGACTTTACCAGCAAGGACTTCGGCGCCGACGTGATCGAGTGGCAAGAGTCGAAGAAACCATGAACCGAATGGTCAGCGTCCCCACCGAGGAACTGAGCGGCCCGGCGCTGGACTGGGCAATCAACGCGATCGAGGGTGATCAGCAATCCGGTATCGGTCAGCTGCAACTCTTCGCCCTGCCCGACGCCGAGCAACTGATCACGAAGTACGGCGTCTGGGTCGATGTTGGCCACCGTCACCCTTGGCTGGCCGACATGACAAACGATCCGTTCAACCGCCAGCCCGGCGAAACCCGAACCATCGCCGTGTTCCGCGCCGTGGCTTTCGCCAAGCGCGGCGCCACGGTGAAAGTACCCGCCGAACTGATCCAGCAGTAACCCCTCCCCCTACTCAACAGCCTGCCGGTGTACGGCGGGCAAGGAATTCGTATGTCTGAAATCAAGTGCGAACACGGCCACACAGTGCGAATGGGCACCGTCGAATGGCTCGACACGATGACGCTGGACCAGCTTCGCTTCGCCCGCAACACGGCCGCAGACAAGATCAAAGCGGCGGAAGAGCAGCCCAAGCGAATCGTTTGGCGCGTGTGCCGCGGCGCTATCTGCGTGGGCAACTATCGCGAGGAGGATCACGAAAAGGCCGCCGATCATTTCCTGCGCATCTTCAAAGAAACGTTCATGGAAGAAGCGGCCGAATACGTGGCCAAGCCTTACGGGACTGAGACCTTCCGCCGGCAACTGCCGAGCATCGAGGTCGAGCGCTGCACCCAGTTCGAATACGAGAACGAGTGGTTCCCCACCAAAACCGAATAACCACCTTCTGCCGCCACGCGCGGCATGGAGCATCCCATGACCATCCAGTTTCTATCACACGAGGAGGTTTGCGAGCTCACCGGCGCGCGGACCAAGGCAGGTCAGATCCTCAACCTGAAAAAAAACGGAGTTCGCCATACGATTAAAATGAACGGCTGGCCGAGTGTCACCGCGATGGCCGTCACCGCCGTCGGCACGTTTGAATCCGAAAAACCCGTATGGAAATCACGTAAGGCCAGCTGACATGGGAAGACGACCAAGCAAACCCGGCTCGATCGCCAGGCTGCGGGAACGCAAGAAAGCCAGCGGCCGGGTGTTTTACTACTACGATACGGGCGGCAAGGACCGCAAGGAAATCCCGCTGGGCAGCGACTACGGCTTGGCGATCATGGAGTACGCGAAGCTTGAGCGTGATCGCACTGCGACCGACCTGGTCGCCAAGGTCATCACGTTCCGCTACGTCGCCGAAAAATACATGGTCGATATCGTCCCAACCAAAGGCACAGCCACTCAGGCTGACAACAAGCGCGAGATGAAAAACCTGATCGCTTTCTTTGACGATCCGCCCGCACCGCTGGAAACAATAGAGCCATTGCACGTTCGCCAGTACCTCACTTGGCGCAAGTCCGCGCCGGTGCGGGCAAATCGCGAGAAGGCGCTGCTCAGCGCAATCTGGAATTACGCCCGGGATAAAGGCTACACATCGCTTGCCAACCCATGCGCGGGAATCAAGGGCAACAAAGAAACCGGGCGGGACACATATGTCGAAGATGCGCTGTTCAAGCGCGTGCACGACAAGGCGGACGCGGGTCTACAAGACGCAATGGACCTCGCCTATCTGACCGGGCAAAGGGTGACCGACACCCGGCTGATGGACGAGCGCGACGTGCGCGACGGGCAGATTTGGGTTCTGCAAGGCAAGACAAAGGCAAAGCGTCGAATTGAAATAACAGGCGAACTGAAGGTTTTGATTGATCGAATCATGTCCCGGAAATCAGAACACAAGGTCCGCTCGACGCGGTTGATCGTTACAGAGGATGGCACACCGATGACGGTGGCGATGTTGCGCAGGAGGTTTGATTTGGCCAGGGAAGCGGCCGGCGTGCCGAAAGCTGAGTTTCAGATGCGCGATTTGCGCGCCAAGGCGGGTACAGACAAGGCTGAATCCAGCGGTGACATCTTGCAAGCCAGAGATCAACTTGGGCATACGACCGTGGTTATGACCGAGCAGTACATCCGCAATCGAAAGGGCAAAAAGGTCATGCCTACCAAGTGAATTGCGGACCAAGTCCAAAATTGCGGACCGGAAACAAACAAGGGTTTGCCTCAGCTTTCGCCCGCAAACCCTTGATTTTAGATGGTGCCCGAAGCCGGAATCGAACCGGCACGCCCTTACGAGCGGGGGATTTTAAGTCCCATGCGTCTACCAG